CTAAATTCTGTTTATAGCTTCAAGCTTAACATCCATATCAATTTTAGTATAGACGCTCTCAGTAACATCCTTCCCACTATGTCCCACGATCTGCTTAATAATTCTATCATCTACACTAGCTTGTGTAAGACTTGATATAGTAGTATATCTAGTACAATGAGGGGTATGCTTTATATCCAAATGCGACATCAAAGCTTTCCAGTGTGTTCTGTAAAATCTATCATAGGTCATACTATCACCTTCAGGAGTAGAAATCAAATATTCTCCATCTCTAGCCATCCAATATTCAAAAAAAGGCAACACTTTGTCAGCGATAGGCACTTCCCTGATTCCTGCCATAGTTTTTGACTTAGATATGAAAAACCATTGTTCATCAAGGTGAACATCTGACTTTTTAACCTCAAGCAACTCCCCGATTCTTACACCTGAATACAACAACATCAAAACCACACTACAGTAGATATCATCATCTTTAGCAGCCCATACCTTTTTTATCTGAGTATTAGAAAACTTAGTCCTGGTATAAGAATTAGGATTTCCAGGCTTAGAGATATCTAAATACCTCACTTTTTCCCTTTTCTCAACAGGAACTATATCATGAATTACTGCATAGTCATACATAAGCCCTAGCATGATTTTTATCTTTTTAAGGGTTGGGGTATTCTTCCCCGATTTATCTACAAGGTTTTGCAGCTGATCAAGACGAATTTCAGAAAAAATCATATCTTTTATAGGCTCACAAATTTTATATGCAGCCTTATACCCCGTTATATTTGAAGCTGATATTTTTTCAAAGTGTATGTTTGACCATTTATCGTATATCTCTTCAAAAGTAAGGGCCTTTGCCGATATATCATAAGGAGATTCATTGTAGTGGGCCAGTGCCATAATAGCTTCCTTTTGTGTTCTGTAGTATCCTATAAATTTGTAAATAGGGTTAGACTTGCCTTTTTCTGCATCAAAATCCCATCCAGTAGTGATACGAACAGCCCAGGGGTTTCTTCTATTTCCAGATAATTTATACACACTACCATAGCCATTAGGGTTCCTCATATATATCAACTCCATTCTCTAAATCTTCTTTATCTATAATCACTAAATTAGGTAATTTATATAGGTCTAAAAGGAATCTTTCATTAAGCTGCCAATATTGCCCCATATGCCTAAGTGAATATAAATAGTCATATAACATCCTATCTGTAGCACCCAGGTAGTCTGTAAGCTCTTCTACACTTGTAGATATCAAGATATATTTCTTTAAATCCTGTTCATCAATAAAATATTTAGCACCCCACAGAGTGGCCTTTTGTTCGCTTTTTGATATTGCTAGTTTTGAAGCATAAGTATTTGGGCAGACGAATGTATCTCCAACACTTGTAGCGAAATGTCCGCATTCTTCGGCCAGTATTTCAACCTGCTCTTTTAAGTTTCTATTATGAAATTCAGGACTAAGGAGTATTAAATTTTTGTTATTAATATTACAGTAAAGAGCTGCCTTTCTAAATTTACTAAGTTCTGGGCAATCATCAATTAAAATTTCTTGTTCTTCTATATACTTACAAATTTTTTCTATCATCAATACCTCCTTCATAAAAAACATATGTTCGTTAATTGGGTGTAAAAATAGGCAGAATACTGGCATATCCTGCCTATAAGTTATTTAAATTTACATTTCTAACATATCATAAAATACATTTTCTGATATTATTTCTATATTTTGCCCACTTTCTTTTAATTTTTCTGCTTTAAGCTGTTTTGTGCTTTTACCATCAGGATCTTTAATCAAAGGGCAATAATCATTGTTTCCAAGAACTAAAAAATTAGTTTTCCTTGTAACACGTTCTCCATTTTCTCCCCCAAAATCTACAACAAGCTGCATAGCTTGCTTTCTATTCATTTTTTCTAGGGTGCCAGTAAACACACAAACTTGTCCATATAGTGGATGAGTAATATCAAATTCTGTTTTATCCGTAGTAATATCTTTACAGTCTAGGGGTTTCCTTTTATTTATCGCCCTTTTGTAAAATTCGTCTGTAGCATTTCCATCATTCCCAATTACACTTTTAATATGCTGGTAAACATTATGAGTAATCTTACAATCAGCAATAGCTCTGTGAGAACCAGTAGAATCTATATCCAACTCTTGTGCTACTGTTTTAAGCTTGTAATCAGGAAGATCCGATAAAAATCTTTTACTAAACCTCATAACATCTATTAAATCATTTTTTATAGGGGAAATATTTCTAGTAAGAGCTTCGTCATATAAAAAATTTATGTCAAAATGTACATTATAGCCAAGTATAATAGAATCTCCTGCAAATTGCATAAAATCTTTAATCCCATTTATAGGATGTTCAGCATTATCCAACATTTCTGGGGTGATACCAGTAAGTTTTTGTATAAAACCAGACAGCATAGATATATCATCTGGTCTACAAAATCTTTGGAATTCTTCTATTATTACATTATCAACAACTTTAATTGCACCAATTTCCAAAATATCATCAACCAATGGGTCTAATCCAGTAGTTTCTAAATCCAATATAATATAGTCATCAGGAAACATAAAAAGGCTATTTCCTTTCATGGGTCTAACTCTATATCCATTTTCATCCAAAATAAAAAAATCTTCTTTCTTTAATTCCCTTGATTTAGTATTAGATTTAAAGTTAAATAAACTCATAACACCCCTCCATTTACTTACCATATTTCATTTTTAAAAATTCTTTAAAGTTTTCCAACTCTGCCTTTGCTTCATCACTCATATCTTCATCAGTATGTGCTGCAAAAGTTTCCGGGTGATTTCTTACATTTGTACGACCCAAAAGATAGTCTGTAGATACATTAAAGAAGTCAGCAAGCATAGAGATTGAATTAGAATCTGGTGTAGTTTTCCCTTGCTCATAATATCCATAGGCACTTTTAGATATATTTAATTTATTCGCCATATCTTCTTGAGTGCATCCCATTTCGCTTCTTAATTCCTTAAGTCTTTTTTGAAATAACAATTTGTCCATAACATCACCCCCCTTAGTAGATATTATACAACTATGAATTGTATAAGTAAATAAAAAACAAATATAAATTGTAAAAATGTATTGACAAACAAGTTTAAATTGTTATAATAGAGTTATAAACAAGTTTAAATTGTCAAAAAGGAGGTGGAATTTATGAGTAATTTAAAAAAAGCGAGAGAAGAGAAAAAAATAACCCAAAGGGAGATATCTTCTAAAATAGGGATATCACAGCAAGCATATAGTTTGATAGAAAATGGGAACAATCAACCATCTTTAAGCGTTGCATTCAAGATTGCAGATATTTTAGAGAAAGATATTAGGCAACTTTTTTATACTCAATAAGACAATTATATATTGTTTACAACAATTATATATTGTTTAAAAATAAAAATGAAGTGCAGAAAATGCACTAATGAAAAAGAAAAAATCGGCTCCGACTGAAATCTAATCAGATATCTTCTAATAATCCTACCAATTTATTTTAAAGATTCGAGGTCCCCCCAATACCTCATTTCTGATTAGATTTCAGCAGGAGCTGATAAGTAAATAATTGCAATAAATAAGGAGTAAAAAAGAAAGGATGAATAATATGGACAAACTAAATATAAAGGTAAATATAGAAATTGAAAATTCAACTGAAGTTAAAGAAGAATTGACCCAAATCAATGATTTACTAATTGAAGTAAAAAATCGACTTGAGTCAATCAATCAGAAAGAATTAAATTTAAAGGTTTTCAAATAATTCTTTCTCAAAAATGGAAAAATAATTTTAATAAAGAAAGGATAAAAAATGGAAAACATTTATAAAAAATACAGGAAGCTAGCAGGCCTAACTCAAGAAAAGGCCGCAGAACACTTAAATATTAGTATCGATACCATCAAGAGATATGAAAATGGTACATATATACCGCCAAATGATATAGCAAGAAGAATGTGCTTACTCTATGGGGATATGAAGCTTGCATATGAGCATTTGGAAAATAGCCAAGTAGGTGCAATGGTCCTTCCACCATTAAAAGATAAGGACTTGTGTTGCTCAACACTAGGATTTTTAAACAGTTTACAACACATAGATAAAAAGAAGGCTGAACTTATTAGCATAGCATCAGATGGCATAATTTCAGACCAGGAGTTGAAGTCGTGGGAAGAAGCAGAAAAGCTAATAAGCAACATGATTAAAAGTTCATTTGAATTATTATATAGGAGGAAAAACAATGACAAAGATTAAGGTATCAGAAGTCGCTAAAATGCTCGGAGTTACAGACCAATTTGTTAGGGTTGGACTTCAACGAGGAGCCTTTGAATTTGGAACAGCTTTTAAGAAAAACGATAAGAGCAGGACATATAGTTATGTTATTTATCCTGAAAAACTTAAAAAGGCTGTTGGTGAAGATAGATATAAGGAGGTTATGGGGGAATGCTAATAAAAGAAATTGATAATTTTATAATGGCTGTAGGATATGTCATTTTGATAGGTGTTGAGCATGTAAAAATAGCTTGGATTAAATGGCAGAATATATAAAACAAGGAGGTAGTTGTGAGAGTTTACAGTAGAAAGGTAAGGAATTATGTCCCTACTGCAAAAAAGATAAAAGTTCATAAGGGGTCTTTCAGAGGTCAATCGTCATACGACTTACTGAGTGTTATGGATCTAGTACACTATATTAACTGGATGAGCAATCCGGCTAATGAATTTAACTGCGAATCCTGTAGGGAAAATATAGGGTCAAAAAGAAGATTCCCTTGCGGTCATCAAAATTGCTGGGTTTCATGCTCTATAGGAAAGATCTAGAAAAAGGAAGGTGATCATATGTTAATTAAGCAAGAGATTCAGGCAATTCAGGATCCTGACTATAAGTTTACTGTCGAACATACACCTACAGGGTGGTTGGTTATTTGTTATAAAAAAGATGAAATGACAGGCTTTTTCAAATGTATAGGAAAAGTAATGAATATATCAAGAAATTCAACAGGCTTTAAATCTTTAAAGAAATTTAAAGGTATTAGTAAAGAAGTGAAAATCAAATTACTGCAAATAGCATGTAATTATATGGATGAAGGGGTGTCAGCATGATTTTAGCATATAAAATCAAAAAAATAGGACCCGCAAAAGTCACGCGAATCCAAAAAAATAATTGTTGTAAATATTGTAATACAAAAGTCAAAGATAGTCAAGGGGAGGTGATTTCATGGCTGGATGGATAAAGGTCCATAGAAAAATTTTAAATTCTGAATTTTATAGAGGACTTACAGGCAGACAAAGAGATGTAATAATCACCTTACTACTCATGGTGAATCATGAGCCTAGGGAATGGATTTATAAAGGAGTGAAATATAAAACTGAGCCAGGGCAATGTATCACATCACTTCAAAAAATTGCAGATCGTTGTGGAAAGGACTGTACCCGTGAAGTTGTGCGTGCAACCATAAAACACGCAGAAAACGCACATTTTCTAACACATACAACACACGCAACACACACAGTTATAAGTATTGAAAAATGGGAGAAGTACCAAGATACTAACACAGAAAATGCACAAAGCACACGCAACGCAGACACAAAAAACGCCTGTGTTTCAACCACTAACAAGAATATAAGAAATAAAGAATATAAGAAGTATAGTCCTGACTCTGATGAGTTCAGGCTCTCTAATCTTCTTTATGGGCTCATAAAAAAGAACAATCCTAAATTTAAAGAGCCCAACCTTGATAACTGGTGTGGACATGTGGATAAAATGATTCGGATAGATAAAAGGTCGGTTGATGATATTGAAGCAGTTATTAGATGGTGTCAAGAAGATAATTTTTGGCACAAGAATATATTATCGACTGATAAGCTTAGGAAGCAGTTTGACAAGTTATATATAGGAATGCCAAAAGACAAGAAGGTTGTTCCGTTTAAGAAAGATGGTGACGAGGATGACTGGGGATATATGTAATATTAATGCAGAAATGGCATTCTTAGGGTCGATAATCACTGATGGAAAATTAATAGTAAGGGCTATAGAAGATGGCATAAAACCTGGAGACTTAACTGGTAAGGGTTTTGACATAATATATCAGTGCATGTTGTCAATTCATAATTCCAAGAAGCCAATAGAAATGGTCAGCCTAGTTGCTGAATTAAAGGCCATGGGAATGCAGGCCCCGGTAAGCCTTTTGACAGATATGGCATCCATGGGAATAACACCCAACTTTAAGTATTACATGGATGAAATAAAAGACAACTCATTCAAAAGAAAAGTTAAAGACCATGTCTTTGATTTAGTAAATAGCCTTGAAAGTAAGTCTCCCTCAGAAATTAAAAGCCATATAGAAGATTTGGCTAATAAACTTGATTACGGGAGTGTCGAACAATTATTTGTTGATGCAAGTGAAATCAAAAGGACAGATTTAAATTCAGGGCTTGAAACTGGATTTAAAGACCTAGATGCACTTTTAGGGGGGCTTGTCTATGGAAGCCTAACTATCTTAACCGGGGAGCCAAGTTCCGGGAAGTCAACATTGCTTAATCAGATCGTAGCTCAAAATATAATGAATGGGCATAGATGTATGTTGTATTCAGGAGAATTGACAGACTTCAATATCCTGCAATGGTTCATGAGAACAGCTGCTAACCCAAGTGACCTACAAGAATTTAAGGGGAAAATCAACACATATTATGATGTTACATCTCATGGAGAACATTTAATAAGAGAGTGGATTAAGAATAAACTGTTTATTTATTCAGAAGAATCTATATCAAGTGTTGATAACATATCGGCCAGCATAGAGTACTTGGCCAGAACAAAGGATGTTAAGTTATTTGTATTAGATAATATGATGACAATTGACAATTTGGGCCTTGAAGAGTTAGACAAGCAGAAAAGACTAGCTAAGAAGCTTAAATCCCTAGCTAGGAAATATAAGATATGCATCATTTTAGTTGCTCACCCCAAGAAAAAAGGAGATAAAGACAGATATCACATGCATGATGTGTCAGGGGCCAGTGAAGTGGTTAACCTGGCAGACTATGAGTTGATATTAACTAGGAGTATTAAGGTTGATAGCAAGACTAATGACATATCTGACATTACCAAGATTGGGATTCTTAAGAATCGAACAACAGGCAAGCAGGGAATTAGCCGAAGATTAAATTTTGATGGGATGAGAAAAAGATTTTGGATAGATGATAGAGATAAAATAAAAGACTATGGATACGATACGGTCGACCAGGTTAGCTTTGTAGAGTTGGATGATGTGGCCAATGATGTGCCATTTTAGGAGAATTAGATATGGATGTAGTTGAAGAATATTTGAAAAATTTGAAAAGGTTTGATGATGCAGAGAAGTATTTTGAGTCACTAAGTGAAGAGCAGCTTAAGGATATAGAATCTACAAAAGAATATACTGCATTTCTAAGAATCTGGGCAAACCTTGAAAGGTTATATCCGCTTGCAAAGGCAGCAGGATGTACTAGAATAAAATACTACGAAAGTTAGGTGATCATATGTGAAGGCTCCATGTTATAAATGTGAACAACGACATGTAAATTGTCATGACAATTGCCTGAAATACAGGGAATACCGAAAGGAACGGGAATTCATGTATAAAAAAGCAAAGGAAAGTGTTGATTTAAGAGGATATTTTCAAGATGAACTTAATAAGAATGTTTTTGGAAGGGGAAAGAAAAAATGATGGAATGGATTTATAGGCATAGGTGTAAAATTCATGCCTTGGCCCTAATTTGTAATTTTGGACTAGGTATGTTTGTAGGATATAGGGTGGTAGAGCATGAAGCTAAGACCTACATAGGGACAGTTATTAAGAAAGACTACCAGCCAAGTGAGATAAAGTACGAAAAAAGAGAAGAATGGATTGATGGGAAATTAAAAGTAGTTAAGGTGCCTGAAAGGGCCGAAGAGCAGCACTCTTTTTTACTAAAAGATGTTTTTGGAAGCCAAACAACAGTTTTTGTTACAAAAGAGGAGTACAAGCAATTTGAAATTGGAGATAAATACAGGAGGTAGGATATATGAATGTAATTATTAGATATAGAGATGGGGTTATATTTAACCCTGACTGCATATATGCAGATGAGCGACCAGAAAATTATAGAGAAAAGGGAAGATTAGTTGCTAAAAAGGGGCTAGATTACTATACACTTCAAGAATATAAAACTCATCTTGAAGCAGAAAATCACTTAAATCAAATTATTGAAGAATACATACAACTCAAACACTTTAGCATAATTGATATAAAGAATAAGTAAAAAAAGGAGATGGAATAATGGATCTGGATTATAATTTACAAATTATTGCGGCGACTTACGCTGTGCTTTATTTGGAAGAAGAAATATGCAGCATAGACAAACACATTAATAATTCGCCAACTGATGAATATAAACTGCAATTAATCGCAACAAAGGGCTTGTATAATATGCACTTAAAGAAATTAAAAGAGTGGCTTGATAGTTAGGAAGGATAGGAGGCTAAATATGAATAATAATATCAGAAAATTAATAGACGACAACTGGGAAGATATAAAAGAGCTTATTGCTAAAAAGGTAGAAGCAGAGCAGAAGCCTAAGACTATATGGGATTTTAATACAAACGACCGCAATAGTTACTATTACATTGATGAAGTTGGATGTTTGAGACTAGACAGGTTTAATGAGGGTTACTTTGAAATTAGAAGAGACTTAGGTAACGCATTTCTAACCGAGGAAGAGGCTGAATTTGAACTTGAAAGACGTGAGGTAGAGGCTATCCTAAGGAAGTATAGCAGGCCTTTTAGGGGTGAAGAGCAAAATTGGTATTTGTATTATAATCATAATAATATTACTGATACTGGTGTAGTATATGAAATAAATCCTGGAATCCCTCTTTTTGAAACAAAAGAAATAGCCCTAAAGGCAATGGAAGAAATAGGACATGGTAGATTGAAGAAGTATTGGTTTGGAGTTAAGGAATAGGGGTGTGCATTTATGTATAAAGTACCATTAGAAATACCAAAATACTGTAATAAATGCCCTTTTGGAATGTGTTCTTATAACCTACCATTTCCAAGAGAGAGATGGAGAGATAGGGAGTTTTCTAGCATAGATGGAAAAGAATGCGAATCAGGAACATATGGATATGTTTGTAATATTCAATTTGGCATATTGGGAATCTATGAGGATGTTATAAGAGGTAATATAGGCGAGGATATAAAGAAGCCAAGCTGGTGCAGCCTAGAGGAAATAAAATAAAGATACTTATGATATAAGGAGAATAACATGAGAAATGACAGTTATATTTATATAGGATGGGGATTAACTTGGATGTTAATATTCTTATCGGTTTTATTTGAATAAAAATAAGGGGGTAGAATAAATGTTTAAGATTAAAAGATATTGTAAGTTTTGTGGTGAAAAGTTAGATTTATCACTAAAAAATCACTATGTAGCTGAGAAGCTTGAAAAAAATGGATTATTTGTAGATGTAAAAATATATGATGCCGTAGACTGCATATGCTGTGGCAGGCAGTGCATCATGGGTGAAAGATTCCGCATGAAAGATTCGGGGACTAACCAATAGGTATGTGGGAAGATTATGACATTAACTAACTGGGGTTTAAAAAGACATGAGAAGATACTTATACAAAAATAGCAAAGGTGAATTATATAGCTTAGATGAATATATTCCAAGTGTATATTTGAACAAGGATGATTATACGCACTATATAGGCAGTGTAAACATTCATAATGAATGTGAATTAGAAAAATTCTTAGAAATAATAGTTTCATGGGGAAAATACACAGAAGAAGATATATTGAAAGCCTTAAAAGTTGAAAAATACCAATTAATATCCAAAAAATTAAAAGACTTTATAGAAGCACCTGAAAGCGGTACAAATGAAACAATAAAAAGCTTAGTTCATGAAATTATTGATGAATTAGGCGGAGATAGTTACTGTTGTTCTATTTGGGATTATTTTAATAATTGTGAAATTTGCGATATAGAAGATTTTGGGAATAAGCTATTTTACAATATTGTTGAAAAAATCATTAATGTAATAAAAACGTTTGAAGAAGAGAGGTCGAACTAAATTGATAGGAAGAATTTTTAAAGCATATGAGAGAAACGGATTAATTTATAGAATAGGTGAAAATAAAGAAATAGAGGTCCTTAAATTAAATAAGCTAGCAACAATGGAGCTTGTTGGAAATACTGAAGACGGAAAGAAAAATATACTTCAAAATATTAAAGAAGACGGGTTGTTTACTGAAGAAGGTATAGAGATTTTAGGGGGATTACTTGAATTTGAAATGTTTGAAGAATTATTCAAGGAGAATGATGATGAATAATGTTGTTTTAGTTGGAAGATTAACCAAGGATCCTGAACTTAGATATATTCCAGGGTCAGGTACACCAGTAGCCACTTTTACATTGGCTATTAATAGAGATTATAAAAATAAGGATGGCTCTACACCTGTAGACTTCATCCCAGTAGAAATTATGGGCAAGCCCGCAGAGTTTGTTGCTAACTACATTACCAAAGGCAGGTTAGTAGGCGTTCAGGGGTCTATAAGGGTTGATAGGTACGATACACCTAGTGGAGAGAGAAGAACTTTCACAAAGATTGCTGGTCGTAGTATTCAAGCCTTGGAAAGTAAAAATAAAGCAACAAAGAGCGAGGAGCCACCAGAGTCACCGACAGAGTTTGCTGCAGTAGATGATGATGACGTTCCATTCTAGGAGGCAGTTATGTGGATTAGATTATTTCCTAATGAATGTGAATTTTGTGGCGGTAAGAAAATTAAAAGGAAAAGTCCAATAGGAACTTTTTATTTATGTCCTAAGTGTGGCATGATGCATGGGCAACTTCACAGTAATGATAAGTGTAAACAAACTTTAAAGGCTGATAAAGGCAGGTGATATGATGAAAAAAATTAGGGTCAAGAAAGAATTTTTTGAAAGCACTGAAGTAATACTTAAAAACCATAGGGGCATTATTCGGCATATTAAAATACTAGAAGATACTATGTCAGAAATCAAAGAATATAAATCCAGAGGCATTAAGTCTATTTCTACAGATGGCATAAGAGTTTCATCTTCTCCAGGAGATTCAATCGGTAATCAAATTGTAAAGGTATCTGAGATGATGGAACGAGTACAAAGAGAAATAGATGATGAAAAAAAATACATAACCCTTATCAAAAAAGGAATGGCAGATTTATCAGATCAAGAAAAAGAAATTATAGAAATGAGATATTTTGATAATATTCCAGATTCAAAGATTGCTTTATATACTAACTATGAGAGGTCAAATATATTTAGAAAAAGAGTGGCTGCAGTAAGAAAATTAGCCATTGCAATATATGGCATAAAGTGCCTGGAATCTTGAAATAGAGTGTAAAATATGCACTGAAATAATTAAGAAGGTTGCAACAATCGTGCAACAAAAATGCCTAAAAACTGTGTTATAATGTATTCAAGTCAAAGAGTCAGAAATTTATGTATGATTATCACAGTATCAAAAGAGAGGGGCCTAGTACCTCTTTCTTTTTTTACTATTAACAAAAAGAAGGAGGTTGTGATATGTGAATTATGTTGAGCCGATAAGAGACAATAACAAGCTAGAAGATATATTGAAATATCTTAAAAAGACCAACTCAAGAAACTATATGCTATTTTGTCTGGGCCTATATACTGGCTTAAGGATATCAGATATCTTAAAGCTCCAGGTAAAGCATGTAAAAGGCAAAGATAGCATAAGAATTAAAGAGAAGAAGACCAACAAAAGTAAGGTCATTAAGATTAATAAATTCTTAAAAAAGGAACTTGATCTGTATATTGATGGCAAGGAAGAGTATGAATATTTAATATCAAATTCCAAGACAGGTATTGAGCCTGTATCAAGGCAACATGCCTATAGGATAATTAGGGATACCTGTAGTGGTTTTGGCATTGAAAATGTTGGGACCCATTCGCTTAGGAAGACTTTTGGATATAATTACTATAACAAAACTAAAAACATAGCTATACTCCAAAATATATTTAATCATAGCGAACCATCAATCACTCTTAGATATATAGGTATTAATCAAGATACGATATCTGATGCCTATGAGTCTATGAGTTATTTTTAATTTATATAAAATGCGACATATTGAGGGGGTGTAACATTTAAGCTTAAATACTGAAATATAAAAGTAGTTCAAACATATATAAAATCAATATATGTAGGTTTATTGAAATTTCATATTTGAAATGTTACACAATATTAGATATGTCATATTTTAGGCATAAGTAAATATATTAATTAATAAGGAGAAAAAATATGAAAAATAAAGAATACAAATTAGTGACAATGAAAGCAAATATAAAATTTACCATTGAAGGTGAACAGTTAGAGAAGTTTAATCAGAGAATGAAAGAGAAAAATCTTACTCTTGATGAAGCAGCAGACCATTTTAATGAAATGCTTATTGAGTCATTGAAAGAGGAACTTTTTGACTGTGAAAAGTTATCCATTGATGTTGACACAAAAATAATAGAAAAAATGGATTAATGAAATAATGAAAAATTACTCAACCAGAAAGTGGGAGAAAAAAAGAGAAGCAATCCTTAAAAGAGATGGATATAAATGCATGGAATGCAGCAGAAAGAATATGACAACATCTGCAACTATGGTGCATCATATAAATCCTGCAGATAGATATCCAGATTTGTTTTTGGCAAATGAAAATCTTATATCACTATGTGATGAGTGTCATAATAAAATGCATGATAGAAAACATAAGACTCTATCAAAGCTGGGAAGAAAGTATCAACAGCTTTACTACAGAAAGAGAGAGACTGATAAGATGACTAAGATAGTATTTGTTGTGGGTCCACCTTGTAGTGGTAAGTCGACATATGTTAGGAAGCATATGGGCAAGAATGACATAGTCTTTGACTATGATGAAATATCAAGAGCCATGACTGGATGTGACCTGCATGACAACAATCCATTTATCAAAAAGTATTTGCATGAGTTTAGAAAAACATTCTTGAAGATGCTTGAGGTTGAATCAGAATTTGACACAGCTTATATAATAACAACTCAGATGAGTAAGTATTACTATGACTATGTGCTTTATGACCCAGATGTTGTCATTATGGGGACAACAAAAGAAGAATGTTTGAAGCGACTTTATGAAGACACAGACAACAGAAACATAGAAGAAGTTAGACGTGTCATATTAGCTTACTACAGCGAGTAGGAGACGTGACAAACATCCCCCCTACCTAAAAACATAACACAAGCATAAAGGAAAACGGTTAAAGGATAAGAGTTTCCAATAGTCTCATTTTTTCAAAAAAGGGGGGAAAATGAGAATTTGATAAAAATCAAAAACGCTCTATATATTGAAAAAACATAATCAAGGAAGGAGGTGGTGATAATCGTGGCAAGAAAAAAAGAAAAAGATTTTAAGTATTACAGGAAAGATATTGTTAAGAAAATGGGAGCTGTTGGGACATATAACAAATCCTTTGACCATATTATTGACGTGTATTCCAATATGCTTTTGGAATACAATCAGATGTTGGAGAAGTTTACTCTTAATGGGTCAGAATATACAATTGAGTATACAAATAAAAGTGGAGCTACTAACTACATCAAAAGTCCTGAATACCTGATAATTGAAAAATTGAGGGTAGATATTATATCTTATTCGAGAGAACTAGGCTTATCACCATCAGGGCTAAAGAAAATAAAAGATGATACGGCCGATAAAAAGGTTTCTAAACTGGACCAGGCCTTAAAGGATGTCTAAGAAAAAATTAGATAAGTACCCTAATTACAAGCTGGTTTTTGATTATGTTTACAATATTGTAGAGGGTAGAATAAATGTAAATAAGGCACAGGTAAAAGGATGTGAGAGATTTCTTAGAATGATTGAAGATGATAGGTATGATTTTGACCCAAGGCCTTGTGAAAAAATAATAGGAATAATTGAAAAGACCTTTGTTCATAGACAGGGGGAAAATATTGAGGGGGTGCCAATGCGTGGCAGTCCTTTTTTATTGCAAGATTTTCATAAATATATAATCTATGCAATAATGGGTTTTTATTTTAAAGGAACTAATAAAAGAGTTGTAAGAGAGTCCCTTATTCATCTTCCTAGAAAAAATGTAAAGACTACATTTGCAGCTGCACTTGCCTGGGCTCTTAGTTTGTATTATAGAAAATCTGGAAGTAAATGTTATATTGCATCTGCTGCACTTAAGCAGTCTCTTGAAAGTTTTGATTTTATAAATTGGAATATAGAGTTCATGGGTGAGAAAGATTTATTTAGAATTATAGATAATAATCAAGAACACTCAATTCAAGCAGACTTCGGAAGTGAAGGAAGTATGTTTATACAAGCCTTGGCCGCCAATCCAGATAGGCAAGACTCACTTAACTGTAATTTGGCTATATGTGACGAGATCCATGCTTTTAAAGTTCCAAAACAATACAATATCATTAAAGAAGCTATGAAGGCTTACACAAATAAGCTTATGATAGGGATTTCAACAGCAGGTGATAATATTAATAGTTTCTACTACAGAAGACTTCAATATGCAGATAAGATTTTGGATGGTCAAATAGAAAATGACGATTTGTTTATATTTAAAGCTGAGGCAGACCAGGAGCCTGATGGAAGTATAGACTTTACAAATCCAAAAATTCATGAAATGGCAAACCCTGGATATGGTGTAACTATAAGGCCAAAAGATATGCTAAATGATTCAATTGAGGCTCTTAATGACCCTCAGCAGAGAAAAGACTTTCTTGCAAAATCACTTAATGTTTATACTTCATCATTGAAATCATATTTCAATCTGGATACTTTCAAGGCATCAGATGAAAAATATAATTGGACCATAAATGATTTGTTAAAGTTAAAGTTGGAATGGTTTGGAGGGGCAGACTTATCGAAAATGCATGACTTAACTGCAACTGCTTTATATGCTAGACATGGTGATGTGGATATTATAATTACACATGCTTTTTTCCCATCAACAAGAGCACATTTGAAAGCAGAAGAAGATTCCATCCCACTTTATGAATGGCTAGATGATGGCGACCTTACAATGACAAATGGGGATATCACAGAACACACAGATATAGTTAAATGGTTTTGCAAGATGAGAGACCTTGGATTTAATATTAAGCAGATAGGCTTTGATAGAAAATTTTCAGAAGAATTTTATTTATATATGAAACAGCAGAGATTTAATATTAAAGACGAGCCACAGTTATTTATAAATAAGACAAGAGGATTTAGAAGAATTGAGCAAAAAGCTATAGGTGGAAATTTATATTATATGCATTCTAGGGCCTTTGAGTATTGTGTTGAGAATGTTCATGGGATAGAAAAAACAGATGATATGATCCAATATGAAAAGATAGAACCTAAAATGAGAATAGACTTATTTGATGCATCTGTTTTCGCATCATGTAGAATGCTTAAGAATATGGAAAAGTCAAACACAGCAAGTAAATGGCTAAAAAATAAAAATAGTGAAAACTAGGAGGTATCATGTTTGAAAAATTTAAAAACAAAAAAACCAGGGCAGAACCCAAAAGCCCAATGATTCAATTTATAAGCACAGACAGTGATTTATATGTTCAAGGCTATACCAGGTTAAGCGATTGTCCTGAAGTTAGGTCGGGAATAGAAAGGATTGCTGATCTAATAGCATCAATGACAATTCATCTTATGGAAAATAAAGAAGATGGTGATGTGAGGGTTAAAAATCAATTGTCTAAAAAAATTGATATAGAACCTTACTCCCTAATGACTGGATTTAATTTTAAGCATTGGCTGGTAAAGTCACTGATGTTAGAAGGAAATGTTTTTGTATATCCCAAAATAGACCGAGATGGAATACTTGAAGACTTGATTCCAATCACGAATGGTTTTTTACAAAAAAACAATACTGGATATGGAGTAAGGGTTGGTAATAGTTATTACAATTCTGATGAAATACTTCACTTTATGATTAATCCAAGGCAAAGAGTTCCATTTGAAGGAGAGTCATATAGGGTTGTTTTAAGGGATGTTGCAAAAAATATAAAGCAGGCAAACAAAACTACAAATGAATTTATGAGCAATAGAGTGATTCCATCTCTTATTGTAAAAGTAGATTCAACTGTTGCCGAGCTTGCAAGTGAAGAAGGTAGAGATGGAGTTTATCATAAATATTTAGAAAGCTCAAAGCAGGGGCAACCCTGGATAATTCCTGCAGAACTATTAGAGGTTCAACAGGTAAAGCCATTAACTTTAAATGATATAGCCATAAAAGATACAATTGAACTTGATAAGAAAACTGTGGCAGGGATTTTGAATATACCTGCTTTTTTACTTGGGGTTGGGACTTTTAATGCAGAAGAATACAATAATTTTATTCGTAGCAGGATAATGAGTATAGCAAAAAATATCGAACAAGAGTTTACTAAAAAATTACTATATTCACCAAACCTATATTTTAAGTTTAACTCCAGGTCGCTTTACACTTACTCACTAAAAGAACTTGCAGAAATTGGGTCAACTATGTATGTGAGGGGAATAATGACTGGCAATGAAGTTAGGGATTGGGTAGGTCTTTCACCAAAAGAAGGGCTTTCAGAGCTTGTGATTTTAGAAAACTACATCCCACTTAACATGATTGATCAGCAAGAAAAACTAAAAGGGGGTGAAGAAGATGCTTAAAGGAAACATACAAAACAGAAATGTGAAGACCAAGTTGGAAATCAGAAGTGATGAAAATGAGGGCAAATTCATTGAGGGCTACTTTGCTGTTTTTGGAAAAGAAACTGAGTTGTGGGAGGGCTGCTTTGAGGAAATAAAGGCAAGTGCTTTTGACAACTCTATAAATTCTGATATTAGAGCCCTAATTAATCACGATAGTAAATATGTCCTTGGAAGAACAAAGGCAGCTACTTTAAATTTAAGAGCTGACAATTATGGTTTGTGGGGTCGAATAAAAATCAATGAAGAAGATAGCGATGCTATGAATTTATATTCCAGGGTAAAAAGAGGCGATATAGACCAGTGTAGTTTCGGCTTTGATATAGTGAAAGAATCCACAGAAATTAGAGATGATGGAAGTATAAAATGGGCCATTGAAGAAGCTACTCTACATGAAGTTAGTATTTGTACTTTCCCTGCGTATGAAGATACAAGTGTTCAGGCCAGAGAAAAACAATGCCAGGAAATAAAAAGCAGAAGTATAGAAAAGTGGAAGCTTGATAGTAAAGAAAGGATGAAAAAGATATGTTAAGAAAAATAATGCTTACAAGAAAGAAAACCCTACTGAAAGATGAGTTAGATGAGCTTAGGAAGAAGGGGGAAGACTTTGCAAAAAGAGAAAAGGAGTTAAAAGTTGCTATTGAAGAAGTCAAGACCGAAGAAGAGCAGAAGGTTGTTGATGAGATGATTGACAAGTTTGAAGCAGAAAAGAAGGAATATGATGAGAATGTCAAGGGCCTTGAAGAAGAAATAGGCGATATTGAAAAAGAGATTGATGAGCTAGAAGATAATGAACCTGGGGTACCAAGTGGGGAGCCAGAACCAGCAGAACCAATTCAGGAAAGAAAAAAAGCAAAAGAAGAAAAGGAGATAGTATCAATGACAAGAAGAAAATATTTCGGTGGAAACACTAGGGAAACTTTAAAATCACATGTGGAAAGAGATGATGTAAAGGACTTTCTTGAAAGAACAAAAAATAAAATTAGGGAAACTAGGGGAGTCAAAGAAGCAGACCTGCTAATTCCTACAGTTACCCTAGAGCTTTTAAGAGATTCTCTTCATGAATATTCAAAGCTAATCAGTAAAGTAAGATTAAGAAAAGTTGCGGGTAAGGCCAGACAGACAATTGCTGGTAGCATTCCAGAAGCTATATGGATGGAAGCGTGCAGCAAATTAAGCGAACTGTCATTTGGATTTAATGAAGTAGAAATTGACGGCTACAAGGTTGGTGGATTTATCCCAATTTGTAATGCTACACTAGAAGATGCCGATCCTGTTGATTTATATAATGAAATATTATATATGTTAGGCCAGGCAATAGGGCTAGCAATAGATAAGGCTATATTATACGGAACAGGAAAGAAAATGCCACTTGGAATTGTAACAAGGCTTGCTCAGGCTACCCAGCCAGAAGGTTACTCTAGCAAGGACAGAAAGTGGGAGAACTTATCTACAAGCAACTTAGTTAAGCTTGAAAATGCTAATGGGGCAGACTTCTTTACTAAGTTTCTTTTAGGCATATCAGGGTTAAAGTCAAACTATGCAACTAAAGAAAAGTTCTGGGTCATGAATGACACAACTAAAAATAAGCTTATGGCAAAGGCTTTGACTTTTGATGCATCTGGAGCTATTGTAGCCAAGATTAATAATGAAATGCCAGTTATTGGTGGTGAAATAATAACACTACCATTCGTACCAGAAGGAGATATGATTGGTGGATATGGTGAACTATACTTGCTTGGAGAAAGAGCTGGGGCGACATTCGCTGCATCTGAACATGCTAATTTCATAGAAGATAATACCCTATTTAAGGGTACAGCAAGATATGATGGCAGGCCAATTATAGCCGAAGCCTTTATTGGAGTAAACATAGAAAATAAGGCCGTTACTAAGACTTTAGATTTTGCAAAAGGCAGTGAAGTATAAGGAGGAGTAATATGATTACAGTATGTGCTATATACGATTTTAAGGACAAGGTAGAAGGAGTCTATAGAAAAGTTGGAGATAGATTCGAGGTAAGCAAGGAAAGATATTTTGAAATACTAGAAAAAGGCGGTGACTGGGTAGTTCCAGTTGCCGAAATCTCTGAGGAAGGTTTAAAGAATGGAGATAAAGAAAATAAAGAGCTAGATGTTACAGCCCTAGAAAATTCTGGTAATTCAGACTCAGAAAACAGCTCTGATAATGTAGAACAAGAAGAAGATGAAAAACCAGAAAAGAGAAAAAAGTCTAGCAAAAGAAAGAGTGAAGACAAGGGAGAATAATGCATATGGATGAAGTTTTAGAGCTTCTAAAACTGAAATTAGGAATTTCGACAAGTAAAAGAGATATAATTTTGAAAAATACAATCGAATCAGTAAAAGTCGAACTAAAAGAGATGCAAGGTATTGAGCTTGATTTAGATAATGAAAGCCATATAGCATTTCTGATCGATTATGCAGAACTTAGGTATAAAGGTGGCGAGGATATTCCTCGCCATTTAAAGTGGAGATTGAATAATTTTTACATAAAAGCAGGTGTAAAAAATGAAAAGATTTGATGATGTTATAGAACTTTTGCAAGTTGAAATTACCTCTGACAAAGAATTAAACCAGATTAAAAAGCATAAATCTGCAGAAGTTTTTTGTAAGGTAGATTCAGTTTCTAGAGGAGAGATTTATAACGCAGCAATAACCGGATTAAGGCCCACTTATACCATAACAATGAATGAATTTGAATATAGTGGGGAGAGTGAAATAAAATATAATGGCCAATTATATTCGGTTTTACGAGCATATAAAAAGGATGACTATATAGAATTGACAGTAGGTGATAAACTTGGCAAAATCGATTGAAGCACAGCTAGAAACAATATTAGACGACTATAGTAAAGAAGTGCATGGGATCCTTGATGAAGAAATTGAAAAGACTTCAGATGATCTAGTCGCAAATCTCAAAAGAGATAGTCCTAAAAAAACTGGCAAGTATGCAAAGTCTTGGACATCTAAAAAAACAGTTACTGAAAGCAATAGAAAAGTAAAAACTGTTTACAATGAAAAAGGTCAATTGACCCACCTTCTTGAGCATGGTCATATGACAAGAAATGGAAAGACCAGGACAAGGGCATTTCCTCATATTTTAAAGAATGAAGAAAAAGCGAATGCTCTACTTTTAAAAAGAATTTCTGAAAGGTTGGAAAAATGAAACCTGTAGAGAAAATTTTAGAAGAAATAAATCTTCCTGCTGCATATATGAGATTTGGTAGTGTAACACACCCTCCGTATTTGATTTATTATGCTAGAGGGGCTGATAATTATATGGCTGATGATAGTGTATATCACAGTGAATATAAATATACAATAGAGTATTACTTTACTATCAAATCAAGGGAAAATGAGCAGGAAATAGAAAGTATCCTGAACAAAAATGAAATAGTTTGGGAAAAATCTGAAGATATATACATTGATTCAGAAGATATGTATTTAATAAAATATTTTATTTAGAAAAGAGGTACAAAATGGCAGGAGAAGCAAATAAAGTAAGATTTGGATTAAGTAATGTCCATATATTCCCAATTCAAAAGGAAGAAGCTGACAAGCTGACATATGGAGAAGTATTTAAGTTGCCAGGTGCGGTAAGCCTATCTTTGGACCCTTCAGGGGATAGCAACCCTTTTTATGCTGATGATGTGATTTATTATAATGAATTCACAAACAATGGCTATGAAGGAGAACTTGAAATAGCTACCTTGAATGAAGATTTTGAGACAAAAGTACTTGGATATACTAAAGATAAAAATGGGGCAATTGTGGAAAATGTAAATGCAAGGGCTAATAATTTTGCAATGGCCTTTGAGTTTAATGGGGACAAAAACAAGGTAAGACATGTCCTATATAAGGTATCCGCATCCAGGCCGAAGTTAGAGTCCAACACTAAGGAAGAAAAGACAAAAATCGGAACTGACAAGATAAAGTTTTCTGCAATTCCTGACCCATCAGGAAGAATAAAAGCAAAAGTGATGAAGGGGTCACAGAGCTATGATAATTTTTATAAAAAGGTATACACAACAAACGAAAGCGAAGTGTAGGAGGAAGCCATGGAAAAAATAATTAATATTGATGGAAGAGATATTAAGCTAAAAGTAAATGGTGGCTTTTTAATCAAATACAAGACAAGATACAAGCGTGATGCTCTTCAGGACATTATAAAGATTTTTGAAAACGTGGATTTAAATGAATCAGAAAATCTTGAAGATGACCTAACCGCCCAATTTAGAATCATGCAAAATATAGATCTTGAAATATTCTACAGAATACTTCACATGATGGCTAAAACAGGCAATCCTGATATTACAGATGATGTTGAAGAGTGGTGTTCTAGCTTTGACAATCTTCCAGTATTTGATTTAATAACTGATATTATTGAAATTTTTATGTCTTCAATAACTTCAAACAGTCAAAAAAAAAGAATTTAGAAAGTGACGATAGTAGCGAACTCACTACAGAAAAGCTTATGGCTGGAGCTTTCAAAAGGCATTTACCCTATGAAGCCTTTTGTGAAATGAATATATGCATGATCATAGATTATATGACTGAATACAATGATATGTTCTATTCTCAAAATGAAAGCAGCACAGACAGAGAAGCAACTCAAAGTGATTTTGATAGATTTTAGCAAAAATAAGGACCTGAAAGGGTCCTTTTTTGTTGCGGAAAGGGGGTAAATATGGCAGGAAAAATAAAGGGAATAACAGTCGAGCTTGGCGGTGATTCAACCAAGTTAGACAAGGCTATGAAAGACCTTAATAAAGAAGGTAGAAATCTTGATAGCCAATTAAGGCAAATTAACAATTCGCTAAAATTTAACCCTGGGAATACTGACCTTTTGGCTCAAAAGCAAAGAGTTTTGGCAGAAAAAATAGAAAATACTAAAAACAAGCTTGATGTTTTAAAGCAGGCTCAAAAGGAAGCTGAGGCTGCATTTAAAAATGGAGACATAGGAGCAGAAGAATACGAAAAGTTGCAAAGAGAAATTCTAAAAACTGAAAATCAGTTAAAAAGCTTAAAAAAAGAACAATCTGAAATAAACAAGGGTTGGAAAGAAACTGGGGAGAAATTAAAAGAAGTTGGTCAAAAATCAGAAACTGTGGGAAAATCCTTAACCAAAGGGGTTACTGCCCCAATTTTAGGCATTGGTGCAGCATCTATAAAAGCATTCACAGAAGTTGATGAAGGCTTAGATATTGTAGTTCAAAAAACTGGAGCTACAGGAAAAGCAGCTCAAGATTTACAAAAGTCTTTTAAAAATGTATATTCAAACTTCCCAGCAAGCTCTACAGAAGTAGGAAACGCATTAGGAGAAGTCAATACACAATTTGGATTCTTAGGAAAAGAACTTGAAGACAAGACAAGCTTAATGCTTAAATTTTCTCAGATAAATGGCCAAGATGTAACCCAGTCTACCATCCAATCAAAGCAAGCAATAGAGGCCTTTAATTTAACTGGTAAGGATTTAGACTTGGTATTAGACAGTGTTACAAAAACCGCACAAAATACTGGAGTTTCTACAGATAAATTATTTGATAGTGTTGTTAAAGGGGCTCCTGCTCTTCAGGGGATGGGGCTTAATTTTAGCCAGTCTGTTGCCCTTATGGGACAATTTGAGCAGTCCGGTGTAGACTCTACAAAGGCAATGTCTTACCTAACAAAAGCACAAGCCAATTGGGCTAAAGAAGGGAAGACTATGGAACAAGGCCTTACTGAACTTACAGGGAAGATTAAGGGGGCTAAAAACGAACAAGAAGCCATTGCCTTGGCTACTGAAACCTTTGGGACTAAAGCAGGTCCAATGATGGCTAAAGCTATAAAAGATGGAAAGTTAAATTTTGAGGAGTTAGCAGGTGCAGCAAATGGGGCAAAAGGTGCTGTAACTTCAACTTTTGATGAGACTAAAGATCCTATAGATGAATTTAAGGTGGCTATGAATAACCTTAAAATTGCTGGAGCTGAATTAGGCGAAGCACTTCAAAAGGCCTTAAGCCCTATTATAAAAGAAGTAATAGAAAAATTAAAAGGATTTACAAAATGGTTTTCAAGTCTTTCACAAGGGCAAAAAGAATTCATAATAAAAATAGGATTATTAGCTGCTGCCGTGGGACCTGTTGTTGTAGTTTTTTCCAAACTCACCCAAGGGGTAGGAGGTTTTGCGATAAAGATGGCAGGACTTTCTGCTAAAATAACACAAGCTGGAGGGGTCATGTCTTTTTTATCTGGAGGAATGGCAAGCCTTATGGGGGTAATATCCACTTTACTACCAATTGTAATTGCTCTTGGTGCTGCCTTTTTAGTAGGTAAATTAATATATGACCACTGGGCAGAAATCAAGCAATTTTTCACAGACACACTGAATGCCTTAAAAGATCTAGTTGAATCTATCTGGGAAGGAATTAAAGCTGTAACTGAGGCTGTATGGGAAGGAATAAAAACATTTTTTATAGGATTGTTTGAATTTTACAAGACCATATTCACCACAGTATTTGAAGCTTTAAAAGTAATAGTAACAAGTGTGTGGGAAGGAATTAAAGTTGTAACGGAAACTATCTGGAATGGGATTAAGGCATTCTTCACAGCCTTATTTGAGTTCTACAAGACTCTGTTTACTACTGTATTTGAAGTTTTAAAAACGATTGTAACAGGTGTTTGGAAAGGGATAAAAGCTGTAACAGAAATTGTATGGAATGGCATTAAAACATACTTTAACAATTTGTTTAATATGTACAAACGAATTTTCACTTCTGTGTTTAACACCATAAAATCTATTGTGACAGGTGTATGGAATGGAATTAAAAACATTACAGCAAGCATTTGGAATGGAATTAAAAATATAATAGGAAATAGTTTAGATGGTGCTGTAAGGACCATCTTTAATTTTGGAAGTAGATTTTATGAGGCAGGTAGAAACATAATAGGTTCAATTGTAGATGGAATTAGGTCAGCTATTAGCTGGGTGACAGACACAGTTCAAGATGTTGTTCAGGGTATTAGAGACTTTTTGCCATTTTCTCCTGCAAAAAGGGGACCTCTTAGAGACCTTAATAGGTTGAATTTTGGGGGAACTATTTCAGAAGGAATAATCAAAGGAAAATCTGCAATACAAGATGCAATGGCCAATGCTTTAACTGTTCCTGAAATATCTTTTTCTGGAGTTGGTACAGATTTTTCAAATTCAAATGGAATGTCTCTAGATTCATATCAAGGTGAAAGAGTTGTTTTAAATATAGAAAATATGAGCTTAAAAGACAGAGATGATGCCAAATATATGGCAGAAGAGCTATACAGACTAAGCAGTAGGGCTAAAAGAGGGAGGGGGTTATAAATGAGCTATATATTTTCAGATAATGATCTTATATTCAATGAGTTTAATTTTAAAGATTTACTTAAAGTTGAAAAAGTAGAGATGAGTCTTCTTCCTCAAATTGAAAATACATCTCAAAAAATTCCAGGACGTGCTGGAGCTGTTTTTAGAAGAAACAATCTAGGGATAAGAGAAATAATAATTTACTGCAGAATTATAAAAAGTAATAAGCAAGAAGTATTTGACTTCAGAAGAAGATTATCTTCACTTTTATACACAGAAAGGCCAGAAATACTAAGATTTAGGAATGAAAAAAATCTTTATTACAAGGCTATTTTAGATGGTGATATAAAATATTCAACATCAAGAAAAAGTGCAGAAGTTATATTAAAGTTTGTTGCCCATGACCCATTTGGGTACTCCGACATTAAAACAATCAAAGGTACTGATAATGTGGTTTATTTTAATTATGACGCAACATATGAGACTAGTGCTGCCCTTAACTTTGAGCTTGCAAGTTCTGCAGACACCTTTATGGTTCAAGATTTAACATCTACTAAATTTGTGAAAATTATAAATAACTTTAGCCCTGGAGCAAAAGTCAAAGTTGATTGCATAAATAATTTTATAGAGATAAATGGAGAGAAATCCATGAGGCTTTTGGACTACAAAAGTGACTTTATCAAAATAAAGAAAGGTGAAAATAGGTGGGCTTTTTCTCAAAGAGTAAACTATGAGATAACCTACCAGGAAAGGTGGCTATAATGAACATTTTATTATTAGACAGAGATGAGAATTTAATAGACCATATAGACATCTTTGACCCAGAAGATGAGGAAAGTCTCAATGCTGATTCAACACTAACTTTTAGCACTTTTTACAAGAATATTGAAAAAGGATATCGTATACTATATCAAGATAGGCTAAATGAGTGGCATGAATATATCATCCAGTCGATAAAAACGAAGCATAACTCAAGTGATGATATCTTTCTAGAAGTATATGCAGAAAATTCATTTTATGAGACTCTAGGTGACTACATTGAAGATAAAAGACCTAGAAATTCAACTGCAACAAATGCACTTTCAGAAGCACTTGCTACAAGTAGGTGGGAAGTGGGAGTTGTTGAAAATCTAGGGCTAAACACAACAAGCTTTTACAGATGCAGTGTTAAAGATGCCGTTCAAAATAAAATCGTAAAAGTTTGGGGAGGAGAATTTTCTACCAGCATCAAGGTTGAGGGCAATAAAATTGTAAGCAGAAAAGTAAATATCTACAAAAAACGTGGTGATGACCATGGTAAAAGATTTGTATATGGTAAAGATATACATGAGATTGAAAAAGTCGTCAACGAAGAAGACATCATCACAGCCTTATACGGATTTGGCAAAGGTGAGGAAATAGAAGAAACTGGTGGTCATGGAAGAAGAATAGATTTTGCAGATATAAACAATGGCAAGAAGTATGTTGAAAATAATGCAGCAAGACTAAAGTATGGCCGAAATTCAGACAAAGGGAAAGTCCATGTCTTTGGCAAGATTGAGTTTGACGATATAACAGACAAAAGAGAGCTTTTGGCAAAGACAAAAGAAGAACTTGAGAAGGCATCTACACCTAAAATTACTTATAATGCGGCCGTCGAAGACCTTGTAAAACATGGTTTTGAATATGAGGGGGTAAGGCTAGGTGACACTGTAACTGTCATTGATGAAGAACTCGGATTAAGACTTAAGGCAAGGGTCATTAAATTAGTCAAAAACTTAGACAACTCAAGTGCTGACAAAATTACTTTAGGAAATTTTGTTGAAACTACCAATGATTTATTTATAGAAGCATATAAGAAAATCAATGACTTTAGAAATAAAGAGGCTATTTGGGACAGTGCAAGTAAGAAAATTCAAGATGGTATAGATGCAGAATTTCTAAATAATGTTATAGACAAGCTAAACACTGAAATAAACAATTCGGGTGGATATGTATATATATCAAAAGATGGCAAGGGAATAATCACTTACGACAAACCACTAGATCAAAATCCAACAAAAGCAATTCAATTAATGGGTGGATCCATAAGGATAGCAAACAAAAAGAAGTCAGATGGGACCTGGGACTGGAGAAGCTTTGGCACAGGTGATGGCTTTGTTGCGGATGAAATTATCACAGGTATTTTAAAAGGTGGAAATGTAAAGTGGAACTTAAATGATGGCACTTTCCTGATAGGTGAATCTGAAGATAATTATTTGCTAAAATTTGATGGCAGCACACTGAAATTTGGAAGTGGCAGCATCGGAAAAGGTGATTTATCAGAGGAATTAAAGCAAGAATTAAAGGGTAAAGATGGAGAATCCTTTAAGTTTAATTTAATTTCAAATGGAGATTTTCATAATGATTTTGCCACAAACGAACCTAGTAACGACCCTAACAAATTAAATGAATGGCAAGTCAAAAGTCAAAAAGAAAAGAGTCTTGTTAGAATAACACCTTTTGACGGTCAACACGTAATG